TGCAATATCTTAGAATGGTACCCCCAATTTGAAACAGTTATGAATACATTTTTGAGATCAGACGATTGCGGTAAAATTTACGTCCACTGCCAATGCGGAATCAATCGCAGCGGATACCTCGCACTGCTCTTCATGTGCAAGAAGTTCGGGTACTCTTTTGAGACCGCTTCGAACTCTATTTTGAGACAACGACCGTGTGCGTTGACAAATTCCGCATATAAGGCCCAAGTAAAATCACACTTAGAACACAATGGGCGACCTAGGGTTGAACTCCGTGTGGTCTAATATATCGAACGCAGAAACGGCTGTTTTGGGACCAGCGTACAGCTACGCAGATAACGTTCCAAGTCCAACTACAAAATTAGGAGTAGGTTCGGGCGGTAGTTTCGGACAGTTGGGTACAAACTTAGGAGCGATAGGAACTTACGTCAAGACTTTGGTTAACGGTGATCCTCCTTTAGGAAACCGGTTCTTTGTGAATACCGGTGGAGTATGTACGGCTCCGGACGGGTCTCTTCAGCCAAGACATAATTATATCAATAACATGCCTGAAGGAGCACACTTGGTTCCTAAAGGAATGAGCGATTTAGCTGCTGATTTCAACGGTTTGATTCCTGGAGTCGTGGGGGACATTGAAGGCTTGAACCCTACATACATGATGTCTTCTTTAGCGGCAGAAGCGTACCCCCCATGTAAATGTTACCAATGTAATGTGACTACAGGAGGAAACTCGTTCTTCTTGACTCCAGACTTGAGTCCAGATTTCAGTACAGACGATTGCAGAGAAGTATCTATGTCCAACTGTCCCACCGTAAAAAAAGAAAGTTTCAGCGTTTTTTCGGACGATCTCGTCGTCCCCACTTTGGTAGCAGGTATTGCGTTATGTTCCCTGTATTTGCTGAGAAGACATTAATAGTAATTTAAGGCAAAAAAAGTAAATTTAGCAATGGACAATATTTTTCGCATAAAGCGGACTCGCGAATCAGCATCGGCCTCAAAAAAGAACGATGTTGTTACAGGCACACTTGACTCGGTTCACCAGAACATTGTGGGAACCATCAAGGAAGATACGATAAACGTTGAAGACTTGAAAACTCGTCTTAAAAACTTAGAATACGAACTGGACGATTTGGAAGTGAGTTCGGATATTTTAGATATTTTGAAAGCGTCTAAAGTGAGAGACGAAATAAAAACACTGAAAGACCGAATTGAAAAAGAGAATCCTTTGACCGAATATTACTTGAAGAACGCGGACATTATGCTGAAATATTACGGCACAGGGGAAAAGACCCAGCATACCACGTTGGCTCCTGCGGACCAGAACACGTTCGTTAAATATTTAGCTCAATCTACTTCGGAAACCTCTGCTCCGTCTAAGAAGAAACTGTTTGACGAATACGCTTCACGCATGAAACTGAATACAGGGGAACCTTCGGAAATGAAGAAAGCCGTGACCGAACATTGTGAAAGATGTAATATTGCAAGGGAAGAAATCGGGGACGAAGGAATTCTTGTGTGTCCTTTGTGCGGTTCGGAAGAGTATATGTTGGTGGTTTCAGATTTACCAAGTTTTCGCGATCCTCCAAAAGAAAGAAACAATTACGCTTACAAGAAAATCAACCACTTGAACGAAATTTTGAACCAGTTCCAAGCAAAGGAATCAACTATCATTCCCAATGAAGTGATGAACGAAGTGGTTCTGGAAATCAAGAAACGCAGAATCCAGAACGTCGCAGAACTCACGGAAAAAGATATGCGAGAAATCCTGAAGAAGCTAAACAGATCAAAGTATTACGAGCATGCCACACATATCATATCACGACTGAACGGAAACCCTCCACCTACAATCACACCGGAAATTGAAGAAAAAATCCGTGCGATGTTCCAGGAAATTCAAGCTCCGTTTTTGATTTACTGTCCTGATGACCGAACCAATTTCTTATCGTACTCTTACATTCTGTATAAGTTCTTTGAGTTGCTGGAATTAGACGAGTATAAAGTTTACTTTCCACTCCTCAAATCCAGAGACCGATTGATTGCGCACGACCAAATATGGAAAAAAATTTGTGATTATCTGAAATGGGAATTCATTCAAAGTGTTTAAAACTCTGATATTCTAACAATGGAAAAGTTCAGAGGAAAAACGGTGATTATTCCAAGAACTAGGGACTGGAAATCTATTGACGAAACAGACAAGTTTTCAAAAGAACAGCGATTGAGATGTGAGAAAGAAACCGGAGAAAAGTGTACCCTGTATCCGTTTCCTATTGGTATGATAGTAATAGACATGTTCAAACCGAAACGGTGGTTGGACCTCACAGCCGGATGGGGAGACCGATTGCGCGTGGCTATAGCTTCAGGAGTAGAGTATGTGGGCGTTGACTCAAATCCGTCCATGCAGACTGCTTATAAAGCCATCGTTGACGTGAAAGGACAAGGAGACCATAAAAAATACCGAGTCAAATACGGAAGGTTCCAGGATGTGAGAATTTACGGAAAGTTTGATTTGATGTTTACTAGTCCTCCGTTCTTCAACGAAGAAAAATACGAAGGAATGATTTCATGGAAAGACGTCGAGCATTTTATGACCGAGTTTTTACATCCGTTCCTCAGAAAAGCATATAACCACCTGGAATTAGGAGGTCATATAGTTTTGTATATTGAAGATCGTCCTGAAACTCCGTATATAGAAGTTATGAAAGAATACGTAAAAGAGTCTATTCCTGGATTGGAATACGAAGGAGCGTTTTATTACCAAGGGGCTAAACTTAGACCTTACTATGTATGGAAACGAGTTGATTAATTTACTTGCCTCCTGAAACCAAACGCCAAACTGCCTTGTGTGTGACCATCCATACTAAACCGAATACGGCGGCATGGGTGAGTGCAACGGTCATTTTGGATCCTCCAGCTGGAATACTGAGGAAAATGCCTGGAGTTAAAACGTAAAAGAGCGCAGCTGCGTATATAGCCATCCACCACATTTTGATATACTCTTTTCCCAGAAAATTTCCAATTGCAAGGGTTTACACATTTTTTTCTTCATCATAGGCATATCAATGACTACTATTTCAAGATGGGGATACCATCTTATAATTGACGCTGCTAGGTGCACGCCACAAACGATCCGCTGTCCTGTGAATATCAGAAAGTTCAACGACACTCTGATTAAGAGGATTGACATGGTCCCTTACGGACAACCCCAAATAGTGATGTTTGGGACGGGTAATAAAAAAGGGTACACATTGATACAATTAATTGAAACATCAAATATTGCCGCACACTTTGTAGAAGAATCAAACGATATGTTCTTGGATGTATTTTCGTGCAAGAAGTTTGAACCATACGCAGTAGAATGCCTAGTTAAAACATACTTTCAACCCAACAATATTAAAACCAGATACTTAGAACGGTTCGCAGAACCCAAAGATGAGCCTGGATGGTAATTTAATCGCAATAAACTAAATATAATAAGGATGCTGGTTGTAGCTAGATATAACGAAGACGTTTCTTGGACTCGTGAGTTTGATAAAAAAATAATTTACAACAAGGGGGATATATCAACTATTCCGGACGATTTGAAACCTTTTGTTGTGAATTTACCGAATGTCGGAAGAGAAGCGCATACTTATATTTACCATATTATCACACACTACGATACATTAGACGAACTAACAATATTTACACAAGGATACTTTGCAGATCATTTTATAACTGATATAAACGTTTTCAAATCATTGTTTCTAAACGTTACGGATTACAGTAAAAGTTTTTTTAATTCTTCTATTTTTGGAGGAACTAGGAGACACTTTAATTTCACAATTGATAACTGGAAAGGCAAGATTGCTAAGAAAACAAACGAAAATTTAGGACAATGGTATGAACGAGTGTTTTCCGAAAAGTTTATAGAATCGCCTTATATGTACGTTGGAGCTATATTTTCAGTGAATAAAAAGTATATCCACAACCGCAGTAAAGACTTCTACTTGAAATTACTGAAAGAAGTTGACTATCATAATGCTCCAGTTGAAGCACATTTTATGGAAAGAAGCTGGATGCAAATGTTAAAAATCTATTTATAATGGAAAAACAGGAAAGCCAACTTCCTGAATTCCGTATAAATAAACATGCAATTCTAAACTAATATAAATATGTAATTTTTATTTTGTTTTAAGTTTTTATTCAAACAACTGACATAAACATACATTTGACTAACATAAATTCATACGAGGTTATCTTGTCAAGATACTCATACTTTTTTGGTTTGTCGCGACGAATGTCGTCATACCATTTCATGTAACGATTCTGGATCTTACGTAATGGCGTGATTTCTTCACGTAATTTTTTCTTCTTATCTTTTTCGGTCGTTGAATCTATTTTTGATTGTATGTCAACGATGGTTTTACATACTGTAATGTAAGGTTCTTGGTTCATTTCGCATACTGCGAACCATGCTCTGTGTAAAGTATACACCGCGTGTAATTCTTCTAAACGAGCAATTTCTTCAGGAACAATTGTGTTCTTACGAAGACATGCGTTTTCGTGAAGTAAGTTACTGTAGATTTCAGTAAAAGGAACAAGTTGGCTAACAACTTCTGGTTTAGGAACCACGGGTTCCACCACTTCCTCGAAATCTAATTTTTCAACTGAAATTTGTTGAGTTTCAAACTTACTTACCAACGTTCCCCATTCACATCCTTCCATTTCCATCTCTATAACGAGATCTCCTAATGATTCAACGCTTACGGCCATTTGATGATAACTATAATTAGAGAGTATATAGTACGCTGTAATTATAGATTTTAAAATTCGATTGTAATTTGATATTATTGCAATAAAGCGAGATACTATACATTAGCTAAAAAGATTCCGTTTTTTAATATGCGCTTGTTTCTCCGGGACATGTTTGGTGTGGATCGCTGTCGGACACACAGTCGCCAGTAGAGCATTGACGGTATCCTTCGGGACATTTAGGGTTGACTTTGGTGTCTGGATTGTCAAAGTTTTCAAGAAGAGGACGGACGTACTTGTATGCCAAGTAATTGACAACGGCAAAAACGATACCGTGAATGATGGCTTGTTCTTTTAAAGTTCCACCGGGAGGAATACTTAAATGAACTCCGGGAAGAAGTAGCGCGAACAATACTGCTTTCAAAAGGATATTTGTCCACATTTATATACTATTTAGAAACTTACGCGTGAGGAGGTTTGGCGCCTTGACTAGTAGGATTGTAAGTAGCATGACCTACAGGGACACATTCGGCCTTGTTGATTCCAGATGGGTCTACTTTTGGTGCGAATCCGTTAGGACATGTGTCTCCAAAATTTGACATGGATTCTACGTATCCCTTGATGTTGTGCCAGTAAAAGCGCATAACTA